AGCTATCTTCTGTAACGGCATGGCATGTCAATCTTTCTTGTCAGCGAAGAACACACCGATAACGCCAGAAAGGGCCAGACCCGCAGTAATGATCGCCTCGGCCTGGGCGGCGCCAAGCGAAAGACCCAGCGCGGTCAACAGATACACAAAGCCGCGCCACGTAGAGGCTTCGGCAAGACGGTTAAGGATGTAGGACTTCATGGTTTTTCCTTTGTTAAGGGTTCTTTGAACAGATCACGTTCGGCTTTGCGCCGGTTCACTAGGCCGGGAAGGATCCTTCCACCGGCATAAACCCATTTATCAAACTCGGCAGCGGCGGCTTCGTACTCACGCGCATTGAGCTTACGGAGCAATGAGCTTCTGGCCAGGGCCGATGCACCCAGATTATAGGTAAAAGATACCAGCGCGTCGAACCTATTCTGGTTAAGCGGGACGCTCACAAGCTGGTTAACTGAGGTAGCGAACTTCTTAACGTCTTGCTTGAGGTAGTCAAGCGCCTGCACTTGGGTGATTACATCGCCCTTCTTAACCTTGCGCCCGTCGGGGTATACGGTCGTCCCGTAGCCGATTGTCCAAGGCTCATTACCCGTGCCCGGATCGGGGTAAGCGTTAAGCCGCAGACCCTCGAAGTCTGCGATGAGCTTCAGACCTCGGGGGGAGATTTGCATCATGGCTTATAGATATTGAACAGATTAACCATATTATCGACAAGCTCTTGCTGGTTTGCGTCGTCAGCAGTGATTCTGTCAGATATGTAATAGCCTATACGCTGGGCAACCTGCGGAACTCTAGAGGGCGGTATAAACAAAACGCATGCGTAAAACTTACCGGCTTCCCCAAGGGGGGTGTAAGGCGGGTCTAGAGGTGTAGTTTCCACGTAATCAACATCAGGAAGCGCAGCGAAAGCGGCTATTAAACTTGCCTCGCTCATATCAAACCTCCACTACAGCAGACTTAGAATAAACTTCTACGCCTTCTACATCTTTCTTTACGGAAACAACCTTTACCGGGAACGCTTTAAGCTTCGGCTTTTCTTCGTGCTTGAAAACATCCCCCCAAATATCCATGCGCTCAGCGGGAAGATTCTCGGACTCTATCAGCGTCGGAATAAACCCGTTAGTCATCTTAGCGATAGCTAAAGCGAAGAACACAACCGCATCGGAATAAGCACTGTCACAGGATGCCGTCCAATTATTGCCCTCGATAAACATACAAGAGCCTTTACAAATATGTAGAACGGGGCATTCGGCGCAAGCGGGCCTATTACTCCAGTGTGTAGCCGTCTTTATACGGACCGCTTCGATATCTTCAATATTGCCTGCGTGGTGGCTCTCACCATTGTGCGAAACCTGTACGTGACTCACGTTTTGGCAGGTTATTACGTTGCCTTTTAGGTCAATCGCAATCGTATTTTCTCGGTCCATTCCACACTTCTGCCCAGTCTTTATAGCAGGGCTATGAGAAAGAACGTCTTTAATAAACCCGTCTATTTTTAAAGGGGCTAAGTAAAACCCTATTTTAGCTTCGGTCGAGAATATGTCATTGAAAGCCGTCTTACGGAATTCAAAATGCTTTTTCTTCGTGTCTAGCAGGTTGTTCATGCCACCATCATCATAGGCATCGACTACGCTCCCTTCTCCGAGAATCACATCCGGATCGCCCGTAAGCTCAACAAACCATTCGTAGATTTCTTTACGGCTGTAGTTACTTGCCGTAAGCATGGAATTAAAGCTGATGCGTTTGTCTTTACGCATCGCTCTGTAGAAATCTAGAATGATTTTTTTCTGTTCGGGATCGTCAAAAGGATCGGGCCCGCGAATAGCTTGGCCGGGGCCATCATGGCTTATTCCAACACTAAAATTATTTACTAACAGCCAATAACATATCTCGGGAGTAAGGATAGACCCGTTGGTGATGATCGAGAATTTAGGTTTCTTTTTCCATGAATCAAACTTCTCATGCAGACGCTCGGCTAACGGGCGTAGTGTCTTCCAATAAACAAGCGGCTCACCACCCCAAAACTCGATCCCTAGCCCGCGTTCTTCATTAAATTCAAGGTTATCAAGCTTCGCCAAGAAGGCATCAATGTCTTTCTTGCTTGTCTCGGGCGCACGTTCTACAAAACGCTGACTGCAATAATCACAAGAATAATTACAAGAAAGACCTAATTGAACCTTGAGGATCTGTACATGCTTACTCTTCCTAAGAGGCATGTCTTTGGAAAAGGGTAAAGATAACGTATTGTTTTGATCGGCTGTAGACGGATTATGAAAAACAAAACCGCTTTCTGTATGGAGAATATTGGTTTCGTTATTATAGAAGAGCTTAAGAGAATCCCCTGTAGAAGGATGCTTAGCCGTTACAACAAATTTGGTCATCTAATTTTAGCCGCAGTCGGGAGGGGCGCAATCGCAAGCGCAATCGTATGTAGCTGTCGTAGTGAAGTTGCAGTTATAGGTACAGGCGCAATTGCAGTTAGCTTGTAGCCAATTACGTGTATCGCAGTTCGCGCAATTGACGTTACCACTAATAAAGCAGTTTACGCACTGATAGATTCCACAATTACAATTATTGGTGCAGTTGCCGTTATTACAGTTACCGTCCGTGTTTTTCGGGTACCAAGTCATTCCTGCGTAGCTTCTAAGCGCATTAGGCGAAGGCCGTTGATCGGATCTAGTGTTAGCGTAGACCCACGAAAGCTCAATTGGAAGAGGGTCCCCTGTTTCGTTCTTTATATCGATAAGCGTAATTGGCGGCGATGCTGGCAGTGTCATGCTTTTCCTTCCAGAGCTTCAATACGGGCGCGAAGGCGCTGCACTTCTTTAGCAAGTTCGACACAAGCTACAAGGGCAGCATTACCGTAGGAAACCGCCAAAAATCCGTTTTCGCCTTCGTGAACCGCTTCGGGGAGAATCTTCTGTAAAGACTGCGCGGTAACACCAACCTGTCGGGCACCGGAACTAATCTTCGTATAGGTACCGTACTTAACACCCGCAAGACCTTCTAGAAATCCTACGTCTAAATCACCCCAGTCTTCCTTAAGACGTTCATCCGAAGTGGCAATAAAGTCGGTAGCATACACGTAGTCGGCATTTGGATTACAGTAAATACCATCGGTATTATAAAGACTGCTACCCGAGTTCCACACCATCCGGTATGTACTAGCGGCGTTGCTGTCAGTAACCGTGATGTTGGTTGCGTTTGTTGCGTTTGTTGCGTTTGTTGCAGTTGTTGCACTACCCGCAGTTGTTGCAAAAGCGACGGATGCCCCGTCAACATACTGCTTGGTCGCCGCGCCTAGCGCAACCGAAGGGTTTGCATTAAGGACGAGCGCCCCGGTCATCGTATCCCCAGCCTTGTTTACTGGGGTGTAGCCAAGCGCAGTCTGCTTGGCACTGAACGGGTCAATGACGTTCGTCCCGTCGCAGTAAACGATAGCCGTAGCGCCATTAGCTACAGTGACAGTCGTGCCACTGCCAGTCGTCATAACGATGTTTTGACTGCCGGTTGTGGCGTTACGCACCACATAGAGCTTTTGCTTGGCAGGGCAAACAACATTACATGCCACCGATAGCGTGCCGAGGATCCTTAGGGCCATCGACCTAGATTCATAAGCCGTTCCATTTGGGGAGCTTACTAGGGTGTACGATGCGCCGCTAACAGTAACGTCGGACTGCGCTGCGATAGCCTGCTCTAACAGCGTGCCAAGATTGTTGTTAGTGGTGTTGCCCCAGTTTCCAGATTGCTCGCCGGTCTGGATTAGCTCAATGCCTAGCAGGCTTGAATACGATGACGGCATCTTAGTTTGCTCTCAAAATTGCTGATGCAGGGGCTGGCGTCGGCATCTGAATAATAAGATCGCCACCGCTGATAACCCGGTTAGATCCAAAGTTAAAAACCGCTACAGCGCGGTTTGCTTTGGTCGAGTTGTAAATCAATGCTTGACTGTATGTCAGCGTCACCGTGCTGATCGTTACGTCAGCAAAGTCAACGATCACAGTGTCTCCGATCAGCGACGGGGTAACGGAGGAGAGGTTGGCTCCTCCGGCTGTGTATCCTGTTCCGACTGCTTCGTTTGTCGCTGTGTAAGCTGTTGTTGCCGGCCCGAGCGTAGCCGCTGACGTATAAAGCGCGACTTTGAAAGTGTCGCCTGTCGATGCCGTGAAATCATGGATCGCCTTAAACAGTTCGACCTTGAATGAATTGCAAACGACTTGAGACATTTTATGTTACCGGGTAGCGGACCTGATCGCTGCGGAACGTGTCCTGACGATTCTTGGCATCCGCAAGCTGCTTGAGAAGCGCCATCGCTTCTTTGAACTTCGTGTCGTACAGCGCCATAACGTCCTGATCGCCCTTCATAAACGTATAGGCTTCCACCAGGGAACCATACAGAAGAGCAGAGCTGAAGTTATCCCCAAGCCAGCTTGTGCCAGCGGGGGCAGTAATCGAGACTGGGTAGCCGTAGTAAGCTACGTTGACTGGATAGACTGCGTTGGGGGCGGGAACGAGCGTAATCTCGTATGCCTGGGACAAGGCGTAATACTGAGGCTGGCCGGTAGCTGTCGTCGGGAACGCTTCCCGCAAGAACGTGAAGTCCTTGTTAATCAGATAGGCTTGCGCCCCCGAGGGCAACTGAAGAGCGACTGAGAACGTAGCTAGGTAGTCAGCGGGTAGCGTGAGCGTAGGCACGCCAATACTCGTAGTCAGAGTCGAGTACTTAAAAGACGCAGGGAGCTGTACAGAATTAGCGATCCGCTGCTCTGCCTGCGTGATGAAAGTATCAATATCAGTTGTGGAGAATACGTTCTCCGTATACGACTGAATCTCTGCGACGAGTTGTGCGTAGTTCATTTGCTAAGGGCTACATTTCTCAGAAACTTCTTGCCTTTAACCGCAGCACCTGCACCGCGCACGATGCTGTACTCTTTTTTGCCGACCGAGGCGGGGAACTTGCCTTTGGTCCACACGCCAGCGCGACCGATATCAGTCTGGGGATAACCGGCAGTATCAGGCACAGGAACTGACTTGGGTTGAGCGGTCTTCATTTGGTTTTGCTCCGCTGGTTCATGACGCGAGCCATGTTGCGACCATACGTCTTGGCATCCATCGAAGTCACACCACCGGCCTTCATTTTCTTGACGGCTTTATCGGGGTGAGCGTTTTTGCCCTTGCTCATGTGAGCTTTGAGTGCGCCTTTGAGATCCATTTTAAATCACCTTAATTTGAGAAGAACCCACCGGCATACATGCCGCCTTCAAACATACCAC